CGCTCTGTTGGTATCATTTCGGTAGATAAACTTTCTGAACAATGGTACTATAATTTAGAGGAAGATCGCGACGTAGCATACTACTTATGTATAGCAGAGAAGCGCCTTGAGACCGATGGAAAGCTACATTCAAAGGTAGTCCAAAGCTTGAAGAAGAAGCCCCGAAACGCATTCAAAAATGTCACTTATGCGATCTATCAATCGCCTTACGAAACGGACTTTGGATTCTGTGTGGCGCACACAAATTTCATTCAAGGGCAAACAATGCTTGACAGCAAAGGCTGATCACGTTAATTTATAGATGAGCAAGAGAGAAGCTCACAGACATGCTCTCAAAACAAATACGCTTGACAGGACTTGGACGGCGTGTTACTTTAAGATGGTAAGGAACGCTTACTATACTATACCCAACAACAAGGAGACTATTATGGGAATCAACATGGAACTTATGCGGAAGAAGCTTTCCGCACTACGAGGAAACGGAAAGAGTGATAGAACGAGTGTCTGGTTTAAGCCAGAAGAGGGCGATACGGATGTGCGTATCGTGCCAACATCGGACGGAGATCCACTTAAGGAGGTCTTCTTTCACTATAACATCGAAGGACATCGTGGCGGGGTTATGTGCCCTAAGCGTAACTTCGGTGAGGCGTGCCCAATCTGTGACTTTGCTTCACAGCTATGGCGCGACGGAACTGACAACAACGACGAAGAGACCAAGAAGCTTGCCAAGTCTCTCTTTGTTCGCAATCGTTATTTCTCACCCGTGGTGGTTCGCGGTCTCGAAGGAGAGGGAGTCAAGGTTTATGGCTATGGAAAGCAGGCTTATGAGCTTTTGCTTGGTTACATTCTTGACCCAGAGTATGGTGATATTACCGACCCACAAGGCGGCACTGATATTACCATTACTTACACGAAGCCTACTACGCCGGGTGCTTATCCAAAGACCAACATGAAAATGCGTCGGAATACAAGCACGCTTTTGAAGGACAAGGACGCAATCCCAGGTCTGCTCCAAAATATGCCTGACATTGATGCGCTATTCACTCGACACTCTACTCAAGAAGTCGATGCAATTCTGAATAGTATGCTATCGGGCGACAAGTCTGCTGAATCACGTTCTCGTGAGACTACACAGTATAACAATAACCAGAAGTCAAGCGTTGATAAGGCATTCGACGACTTGATGACTGGTTGATAATAGCGCTTACTTTATAGCCGCCCCCACCCCTAAAAAGGTGGGGGTTTTTCGTTGCACTTTTGGTTCTTCTGTGTTATAATGTATACGAACATAGAGGTTCATAAACAAAGGAAGAAACTTGATGGCTAAGAAAAAAGCAAAGAAAGAAGTTAAAGCCGGTCGCATAGATATGAGTGCGATGAGGGCAATGATAAACAAGAAGGCTGGGCTTAATGTCGCTCATGACCTAAGAGAAGATAACCCAACAGCAGTAAAGCAATGGATTCCGACAGGATCGCGCTGGCTGGACTCTATTATTTGCAAGGGAAAATATGCAGGTATCCCTGTTAGTAAGATTACAGAGATAGCAGGACTTGAAGCAACAGGAAAATCTTTCATTGCTGCCCAGGTTGCTGCAAGCGCCCAGAAGATGGGGATTACTCCAATCTACTTTGATTCTGAGTCTGCGATTGACCCATCCTTCTTAGAGAAAGCTGGGTGTGACCTCGGCTCTATGATGTACGTCCAGGCGCAGTCGGTAGAATTTGTACTTGAAACTATAGAGGAATTGTTAGGAGCAACAGATGACCAGTTATTGTTTATTTGGGATTCTCTGGCATTTACTCCTGCTGTTTCCGACGTTGAGGGAGATTTCAACCCTCAGTCTTCAATGGCTGTAAAGGCTCGTATTCTTGCGAAGGGGATGTCAAAATTAGTTATCCCACTTGCAGACAAAAAAGCTACTTTTCTTGTCCTTAACCAGTTGAAGATCAACATTCCACAGGGACCGGCGGCACGGCAGATTGCGATGACAACACCTTTCACTACTCCAGGCGGAAAGGCTATGCATTATGCATATTCTCTTCGTATCTGGCTTACAGGTCGCAAGGCCAAAGGCGCCTATGTGCTTGACGACAATGGCTTTCGCATTGGTTCAGAAGTTAAAGTCAAGCTTGAAAAGTCTCGCTTTGGAACACAAGGCAGGACTTGTGCGTTTCGTATCTTGTGGGGAACTGACCCAATTGGTGTGCAATGTACGGAAAGTTTATTTGAGGCTCTTAAGAATTTTATGTCTGTTGCTGGCTCTTGGTACACGTTTGAACACAATGGATACTCCAAGAAATTCCAGCCTAGCAAATGGGTTGAGGTAATGGATTCTGACCCGGAGTTTAGACAACATGTTTATGATTTTATGGATGAAGTCGTGATTCAAAAGTTCGATAAGCGTGAAGGAGAGGCATCAGACTTCTATGAGGTAGATAAAGCCTCTTGACAGCACGCCTCCACCCTGTTATATTATCGGATGGAGGTATTTTATGAAGCGTGTTCTCGTTATCGACGCCCTCAATATGTTTTTGAGGGCGTTCATCGTTGATCCCAGTCTGTCTAATCATGGACAGCCAATCGGTGGCATCAAAGGATCTATGAAGATTCTGCAAAAACTCGTAAGAATGACAAAGCCAAACGAGATTGTAATATGCTGGGACGGACCAAATGGTTCACAAAAACGTAAGGCTCTCAATTCAAATTATAAGCAAGGTCGCAAACCACTGCGCCTCAATCGTTCTGTTCATAATCTAACTGAGAACGAAGAACTACAAAACAAAGTTTGGCAACAAATGAGAACAATTGAATATCTCAATCAAATGCCAATCATCCAGCTTATTCTTGAGAGGGTAGAAGCAGATGATGTCATTTCTTATGTGTGCAATTCTCGACACTATGATGGATGGCAGAAGGTAATTGTCTCAAACGACAAAGACTTCCTACAACTTTGCGATGACGATACAGTAGTATACCGACCAACCACAGACAAAATTGAAACCAAGAAAACTGTTATTGAATCGCTCGGTATTCATCCAACAAATATGGCACTCGCTCGTGCTATGGATGGCGATGCTAGTGATAACCTGCCGGGCGTTAATCGTGTCGGTATGAAAACAATCGCCAGCAAACTTCCGTTTATGAAAGAAGACCGCAGCGTAATGATCGATGAACTGATAAATTACTGTGAGAACATAGACTCAAAACTAAAAGTTTATAAAAATATCACAGAGTCGAGAGCACTCATCGAACATAACTACCAGATGATGCAGTTGTATTCTCCACTTATCTCAGTTCAGGGAAAGCAAATAATTGATTATGCACTTGAAAATTTCGAGTGCGACTTCAACAAGACAGAGCTTCTAAGGCTTATGATGAATGATGGCTTTGGTGAGTTGAATTGGGAAGAGCTAAAAACATTCCTAAATAAGATTTCAAGGGAATGTAATGAAAAGTGACACTATTTATTACCGAGGTGTAGTAAATGGAAGAACTCTACGAATTTGATGAAGACTCTCTCAATGAAGAAGAGGTCGAGCTAGACGAAAAGAAGAAGAAAAAGAAATCTAAGGGAAAGAAGGACGCTTGTTATCACAAGGTTCGCGCCCGTTATGATGTGTGGCCATCTGCTTATGCCAGTGGCGCCCTCGTTAAGTGCCGCAAAGCTGGTGCTGCCAACTGGGGCAACAAGTCAAAGAAGAAAGAGGGCTTGGAGTTAGACGATACTCTTCTTCAAATCATCAAAGAAGAGTATCAGGCAGTTCTATCCGAAAAAAAAAAGCTAACGGCTAAGCCTTCTTCCGAGAGTAGCCTCAAAGACTGGTTCGGTCGTAAAGGTGCTCCAGGCAAGAAGGGCGGGTGGGTTGATTGTAATACTTGCCGCAAAGATAAAAAGACAGGAAAGAAGAAGTGCTCACCTTGTGGGCGCAGCGGTGGAGAAAAAAGATCAAAATATCCTTCGTGCAGACCTACACCCGGCGCTTGCGGTGAGAGAGGCAAGTGGGGCAAGAAAGCAAAATCTGGGAAAAAGGGATGAATCTTAAAAAAATCATAGCGGAAGAATACAGGCTCTTTATCGAAGGCAAGGCAGAAGACTTAATTCAAAAGTTTCCTGAACTGCAACCTGCTTATGACGCAGGTATCAAAAACATTCAGTATCTTAATTGGATTCGCAAACGTCGTGCGGGAGAACCGGTTGAAGATATTGTAGGAGTTGTTATTGCTTTTGACAAACAAAAGCAGAGACTAAAAGCAAAAGGGAAGTCTCCTGATATTTATGCATACAAAACACCCGCTATTCTACGACAAACAATAGAAGATCTTGGTGCCTCCAAATCCAGCGAACAGCGTCGTATTAAAGATGAAGAAGTAACTTATCTCGGAACCTTTGGTGACTGGATTGTGGCGATGCCGCATACCACACAAGCTTCTTGCAAACTTGGCGCAGGCACCACTTGGTGTACTGCCGCGACAAAAACTCAAAACCTTTTTCTCTCCTATGTTGCGAGAGACGAAGAAAATATCATATTA